GAAAAAACATTAAAGGTTTACTAGATAAAGGTGGTGCAGCCATAGATAATCTATTGTTAGTTGCACAAGAATCTGAGCACCCACGAGCATATGAAGTTGCTGCCAATTTTATTAAAACATTAGGTGATTTGAACAAAGACTTGTTAGAGATTCAAAAACAAAAACAAAGCTTACGACCAGTTGAGATAAACAATCAATCTATTAATGTTGAGAAAGCAGTATTTGTTGGATCTACCGCAGAATTACTTAAACAAATTAGAGAGAATAAATAATACCATGGAACAATTAATTGAACAAATGAAAACAATTTTAGGTACAACCTTTGGGTTGTATTTTAAGGCACACTCATACCATTGGAACATTGAGGGTCCTGATTTTGCACAATACCATGATTTTTTAGGTAATTTTTACACTGGCGTTTTTGCCAATGTTGACCCAATCGCAGAACATATTCGTGCCTTAAATTCATATGCACCAGTATCATTAAGTAGAATGTTAGAACTATCTGATATTGAAGAAACAGATACCGTTCCATCAGCATTAACAATGTTGTCAAATCTAAAAAATGATAACGAAAGATATATGATGCATTTGCGTGCTGGTATTGCCGCAGCTGAAGGTGCAAATGAGCCAGCCGTTGGTAATTTTCTACAAGACATTTTAGACCAACACCAAAAACATGGTTGGATGTTAAGAAGTTTTACTAAGTAATTGAATGAATAATAATGGTTATAATGGTAATGCAAGTCTAAAGCGTGCAGGTATAGAACTACCCTATACCGAGAAAGAAGTTTTAGAGTTAGCAAAGTGTGTTGAAGATCCAATTTATTTTATTGATAACTATTGTTACATAGTTACACTAGACCATGGTATTCAACCATTCAAACTTTACGATTGCCAAAAAGAAAAAGTAGAAACCATCCATAATAACCGCAAAGTTATTATTATGGAAGGTCGTCAGCAAGGTAAAACTACTGTTGCGGCTGCATATATTTTATGGTACACATTATTCCAAGAATCTAAAACTGTTGCTATTCTTGCAAACAAAGCTTCAACGGCTCGTGAAATCATGTCCCGTTATCAGTTGATGTTTGAACATCTTCCAGCATGGATGCAACAAGGTGTAAAAACATGGAATAAAGGTGACATAGAATTAGAAAATGGTTCAGTTGTCTTTACAGCGGCAACAACTGCAGCTGGTATTCGTGGTAAGTCTGTTAACTTATTGTATATTGACGAAGCTGCAATTATTCCAAATACAATTGCAGACCAATTCTTTACTGCGGTATATCCAGTTATCTCCGCTGGTCAAACAACAAAGATTTTAATTACTTCCACACCACTTGGTTATAACCACTTTTGGAAGTTTTGGAATGATGCTGTGAATAAAGTTAATGACTTTGTTCCAATGTTTATTCCTTATAGCCGTATTCCTGGCAGAGATGAGGCTTGGGCATTAGAACAAAGACGGCAACTTGGTGAACTGAAATATAACCAAGAGGTTCTCTGTAAGTTCCTTGGGTCAAGTTTAACTTTAATTGATTCATCTACGATTGAATATATGTCGACCTGTCCTACGGTCTATTCCAAAGACGGACTCGACCTATACGAATATCCAATCAAGGCGGAAAGGGACGATGAAGAAAAGCTTGTGAGAAAACCACACAGCTATGTCATTGTAGCCGACACGGCAAAAGGAGTGGGTGGAGATTATTCGGCATTTGTTGTCATTGATATTACCGAAGTTCCCTATAAGTTAGTAGGTAAGTACCGAGATAACAAAATTGCCCCTATGTTATACCCAACAGTCATACATAAAGTAGCAAGAGATTTTAATGATGCTTATGTGTTGATTGAAACAAACAGTAGTGAGCAGGTGGCTCACATTCTCCACAATGAATTGGAGTATGGTAATTTAGTGTTTGTCAACCGAAGTACCAAGACAGGCCAAGTGGTTTCTGGTGGCTTTGGTGGTGGCAAAACTCAGTTGGGTGTAAATACCGACAAAAGAGTTAAACGAATTGGATGTTTTACATTTAAGTCTTTGTTAGAAGAAAAGAAACTTCTAGTCTTTGACGCTGATGTTATATCTGAAATTTCTACCTTTATTCAAGTAAGAGATAGTTATCAGGCAGATGAAGGTTACCATGATGATTTGGTCATGCCGTTAGTCTTGTTTAGTTGGCTAACGACTAACCCATATTTTAGAGAAATGAGTGATGTTAATATTCGTGAAGCAATGTACCAAGAAAGAATAAAACAGATTGAGGAAGAAGTGGTTCCATTTGGATTCATAATGAGTGGAAACGAAGAAGAACTTATTGTGGAAGATGGAGATGTTTGGAAAGAAGAAAAAGAAAAACCACATTTTCCACCAGGATATTCCGTATCAACTTTCTAAAAAACTAAATAGTCTATAAAGAAAAATTGACCCGTAAACTAAGGAGAAATCCATGGCATTTCAGCTATCACCAGGGGTAAATGTATCAGAAATCGACCTGACTACAATTGTCCCTTCCGTTGCCACCTCTATTGGTGGTATTGCTGGAAATTTCAATTGGGGTCCAGTAAATGAAGTGGTTACCATATCTGACGAGGTTCAACTCGTTAGCCGTTTTGGTAAACCAGACACCACAAATTATGAATACTGGTTCTCAGCTGCAAATTTTCTTGCATATTCAAATAATCTAAAAGTAGTTCGTGCTGCTAACACAAGTTCCACTTTTAATGCTACAGCCAATGGCTCTGGTGTTTTAATTGAAAATGAAAGTGATTATGTAAATAATCACGAAACTGCAGCCAACACAGCTCAAGGTCCTTTTGCTGCTCGTTGGGCTGGTGCATTAGGTAACTCTTTACGAATTTCTATTTGCCCTTCATCACAAGCTTATTCTGCTAACTTAACTACGACAGATAGTTTACGAGCAAATGCTCTTAATTATTTGGCAGATTCTGTAACAGTATTAAATGTTCAAGGTAATGCAAACGCTGCCGCTAATCTTGCTGCTGGCGATTTAATTTCTATTGACGGTGGAACATCATATAATCGTGTTGCTTCTGTTAACGCAACTGCAATTATTGTTGCAACCGCATTTACTGCTAACGTAGCAAACTCTACGCCAATTCTAAGAAAATGGCAATATGCTGACCAATTTGGTGTTGCTCCAGGCACATCAGATTATGTGTCAGATAAAGCTGGTAGTAGAGATGAAATGCATATCATTGTTGTTGATGAAGATGGTAAATTTGGCGGTACTGCAAACACAGTATTAGAAAAATATGCTTTTGTATCTAAAGCATCTGATGCAATCAATAATGATGGTTCTTCAAACTACTATAAGACTGTATTGAATAATCAATCTCAATATGTTTGGTGGTTAGGTCATCAGCCAGGTTCTTCCAATTGGGGAACTGCAGCTGCAGGAACAAATTATACTAATCTAAACAATCCATGGTATTCATCGTTAAGTGCTGGTGCAGATGGTACAATTGGTAATTCTGAAATAATTACTTCATATGGTTACTTTGCTAATCCAGATGTTGTTGATGTTTCACTAGTTATTTCTGGTCCAGGAAATGCAACAGTAGCAGCAAGTTTGATTTCTACTATTGAGTCCCGTAAAGATGCATTAGTGTTCTTGTCACCAACCAAAGCAGGTGTTGTTAATAATGCTGGTAATGAAGCTACAAGTATTCTTTCTTTCCGTGCAGGATTGACAAGTTCATCTTACGCTGTATTGGATTCTGGTTACAAATATCAATACGACAAGTATAACGATGTGTATCGCTGGGTACCATTAAATGGTGATGTTGCTGGTGTTTGTGCTCGCACAGACCTTGAGCGTGATCCATGGTTCTCACCTGGTGGTTTAAATCGTGGTATCATTAAGAATGTTATTAAGTTGGCATACAACCCAACCAAAGCTGAGCGTGATAACTTGTATGTTCAAGGTATCAATCCAGTTGTAACATTCCAAGGTGAAGGTACAATTCTGTTTGGCGACAAGACAATGTTGAATCGTCCATCAGTATTTGACCGCATCAATGTTCGCCGTTTATTCATTGTGCTTGAAAAGTCTATTGCTCGTGCAG